TAAAGTTTTGAAAAACGTGAAGGATGTTGTGGTAGAAGCTACCGCTAACGATTGGATGAAATATGGAAAACATCGTCTTTACATAGAAGTTAAAATGCAGTTAGTTGAATTAAAAGAAGTGGCTGGACAAACAGTCGGAGCTATGCGCAGCATGTCACGGAAAATGTATTATGACTGGAAAGCAGAGAAAATGATTTGCTATGACTTTATTGGAAAAGACCTTTCACGTGCATCTGATGATGTTGTGAAATACATGAAAGATGAAATTATGAAAGCAGCTTGGTCGAAAGTAGAAGCATATCGCAAAATCGCTGAAAGTAAAGAAAAAGCAGTATCTGAAAGTCTATAATCGGGAGGAATAAACAATGAAATTGGAAAAAGTACTTTGGAAAAACGATTTTTATGATGAAGCATTTCTGATTGATAAAGATCAAATTGAGGAAAGAGCTTGGGTTAGCGATCAGACTCTTATTATAGAAAATGTTGGCGTTTCTGCAGACGATTTGCAAAAACGGTTCTCTGAATTTGATGAAAGTATTCAAGATGTATATGAAATGGAAGAATTCCTTGAAAGCATTGGTTTTGAAAATGTAGAAGTTTCATCGACCGACGAATTCCCTGTGATCGAAAATAAACTTGCTTTCGATTGTTATGAGCAGCAATTTTTTAACCTTGCTGACGCCGAATCAATCAAGGTTTATGAATGGTGGGATGGAAACAATTTTAGAACTTTTGTGTTAGACGAAAACACAACCGAAACAGAACTTGTCATCACTGAAGCGTTTGTTGATCTCGATGAATGGGATGGAAGAAATCATGTTACCGGTGGAATCGGCGAGCATCAAAGGTTATATAAAGTCCTTGAAATGGACGGATCCGATGTTCAAAACAATGATGTATTTTTGTTAAACAAATGGTCACAATGGCAAGGATCTCATGAAACAGGTGAAATTTTAGAAGATTTGGATGAGGTGGAAGAACATTTGAAAAGTATTGGTCGGGATGTTCCAAAATACATGTATGAGGTTGGAAAATTGTCGGGGGAGTAATTCCCCCTCTTGTTGGCATCAAAGAATTTGCTGAAATTATCGGATGGGATAAAGCAAGATTAAGTACAAAGTATTCGCGCCAACGGGAGGGGCAAAAAGTAAGACCACCACTCCCTGAGCCTGTTCAAATTTTAGCTGCTACTCCTGTTTGGACTGTGGAACAGGCTGAGAAATATAAAAGAAGTTTGAAAAAATAAATAGATATGCCCCTCTCACATGAGAAGGGCCTTTTTCTTACTTCTTCTTACTTACCGCTACCCTGAATCAATTCGCGATCTAAAGCTACATAAAGCAATCCAACAACATCATCCAAAGGAATTTCCCCTTTTTGAGCCTTTGTATACCAATCTTTACTGATTCCGTTTGGGTCTTTCTGAGATAGTCTCCCAAGCACTCGTAAAGTGGCATTCATTAATTCAGTATTAGATGGTTGATACATTCTAATTCCTCCATTCTTTGTATTGTTCTGTGTAGTGGCTGCTGTTTGTGCTTGTCCTCCGATGAACCAGTCCAATGTCTTTTTCCCAACAAGCTGATTTAAGTCAACAGGTCCGTTGATACCTGCTATTCTTCCGTTTTGAGTGTATTGCCAGAGATCAGCTTGCATAGATGGTTTCAAACCAGTAGATTGTCCTTTATCTTCCTTCGGATAGCGAGGAATCCATAAAAAATCGGCCCTCACTTGGTCCATTTTGTGATCGAAATAGAAAGAGTGACCAGTATATAGCCCGACTTTTTCCACTCCATGAGCCTTCATCCGATCAATGAAAGCTTGGGTGGCCGGTACAAGGTCGGATGCCTTTTTTGTTGTGACTTCTTCAACATCAATGACAAAAAACTTTGAATCCTTGTCCATTCTCTCAAAAGCGTCATCTGCCTCCACTCTAGCGTCGTTTACGCTGACAAATTGAGCATAGGCATAAGTCCCAAATGGAACACCATATTTTTTGCAGCCAGCGACGTGATTTTTGTATTCCTTGTCCATTTTATTGCTGCCATACTGAACGCGGAGAATTGCAAAGTCCACCTCTTTGGCGAACTTTGCGTAATCCACATTGGTTTGACAATAAGAAAGATCAACGATTTTTCCCACTCTCTTTTATCCCTCCTTATTAAAAAAGAGCACCGACCTTTAAGCCGCTGCCCTATTTCGTTAATCCTTGTCGTTGCAATGCCTCTTTTTGAGCTTTCCCCTTTTGAGTTACATAGTTATTTTTAAACCATGCTACAGTCGCTGAGATAAAAGTAAAAACAGTGGAAAGAAAAGCAGTTTGTTCTTCCTCCGTTCCGGGAATCTTATATAACCCCAAACTGACTAAAAACTGATTCAATAAAGCTATGGCTAATACAATGGTTCTTATCGCAGTTCCTTTGTCCATTTTCATGTAAGTCACCTCCCTTCAAGACACGAAAAAATACCGTTATTTTGGCGGTAAACGGTCCTCAATGTCTCCCAATTTAGTAATGATGATGTCATATTTTTCGCTGAATCCCTTCAACACCTCGTTCTGATCATCTATGGTCTGATAAAGTTGTTCTTCTCTCTCCTTTGCCTCCTTGCGACTGGAATATAAAAGCCACACAAAAAGGACCGCGAATGGTCCTTGAGTTAGAAAATATTGCGTTAATGTTGCGTCCAATGACATTACCCCCTGATTTAAAACATAAAAAAATACACCTACTTTTCAGTGGTGTTCGTGTCGCAATGTCGTTTTCGTCATTTCATGCTATTAATGACTGACGTAACGACATCTCTTAAATTACTTAATTGTGGTACTTGATCCACTGTATATATTCCTGCCAATACTAAACTCACCCATACTTTTACTAATCCACTGTTTTCAGTAAATGTCATTTTACATTCCTCCTGTAATTAATAATGTTAATTCAGCAATAGCTTGTTTTGTTTCTTTAAGTTCTTCGGACAACGGCTTCTGATAAACAGGCTCCTCTTGCTCCGGAGCGCTTGGATCCGGATATGAAAACTCTAATTCCTTTGTTTCAGGATTTACTCTATATCCATTACATTCTGCAAAGTCTTGAGCATATGCACCATAAGGTAATTCGATATGATCAAATGTATTTCTATTTCTTTCTGATAAAACTTTATATGAAGCAATATCTTCTTCTACAGTAGTTTGTACTACATAGCCGATTTTTTCACCTGTGTCAACTAAAATATTTCCTGTTGCAACTTCAAAATATAATCTGCGACCAATTTTATTAATCATATTTATCCTCCTTATTCAAAAGCTCACCAAGTAACTGTATTTCTTGAAGGTGTAGAACTGCCAGGCATACCTGTAGAATAAGTAAACCCATTAGATTGAATCTGTATGCGGGCTTCATATGTTAAATTACTGCCTATTTTCACAGCGCCATCTCCTTTCGCAATTGTTTTCAACTAAATAAATAGGCAGTTCCGCTGACCGATAGCATATCAAAACTTGACCCATCACCACCAACATATACATCACATCCATCGTCAGTGACATTTCGCAGGTATAGTTGCAGACCCGAAACATTAGAAAAAACTGAATAGTGAGTTGTCCCGTAAGTCGTCACGGTGACACCACGAGATGCACCAATATATGAACCGCCCACCCCGTAGTTACCTGTATGTCTAAAGATACAAATAGAAGGTCTAAACCCTAAACCGGTTATTGGTATTACTGACCCTTTACTGTACCCGGGAACCGAAACGACCGCCCACTTCTTGCCTGTACTAATCTGCCCGATTTTTGTTGCCAATGACGCAAATGTTTCCGTCGGGTCCGCAGAAACACCTTTTGCCGTAATCGCATTGGCTACGGCTGTTTTGCCATCATTGGCAAATGTAAAAAGTTCGTTTAATACGGATTCGACATCCGTTCCTGTGAAATGATTGTTTGCATCTTCTACAGCTATATTTTTCGCTTTATGCGCCCCTGTTGTAGAATCAGCCGTATGTGTAGCAAGTTGTTGATCGGTGTATGCTTTTGCGTTGGATTCCGCCTGATTCCAAGCCGTTCTTTCCGCTGATGTAATGTGTATAGTTGTATTAGCAGAATGCGCAGCAAGTTGTTGATCTGCATACTCCTTCGCATTCTGTTCGGCTTGATCGGCTTTTTCTTGAGCTCTTTCCGGAGTCTCATATATTAGCGATTCGTTAATTGTCGCCGTTACGTTCGCAGCATTTCCAACCAGCGTCACAATATCAATTGTCTTTTCGATTAAATCAGTACTGCCACCTGATCCAGCAGGTATGTAATCAGCTGTGGATCCAGCGTTTGCGTAGCAATACAAAATTTCTCCGACATCGGGGTCTGTGGCAAAAACACCGATTTCTCTAAAATAAAAGCCTGCCGTGATATCTTGATTATTTAAAACGGACCCGACAACCGCTTGTCCTCCAGTTAAAACCTTTAGCTTTGTAATTTCTAATGATTTTCTTTCGTTTTTCAGAGCGTTCAACTCAAGAACGGATGAACCTCCTAAGTCCCCATCACCAATTGCAATGCGGGTAAAATGAAGTTCCACTCCTGTTTGTGCCTTCACTTGTAGATTGCGACCCTTATTGGTTAAAATAAGCCCTCCAAATGCTCCCATCTATTTCACCTGCCTCAAAGTTATCTTGTCGCCAGTATGCAAGACGTGGCCAACATACAAATTCATTTGGTCTTCTTGTGTGATCTCCACTTTATCCAACCAGGCACTTTTCCGTTTCACAGAATCCAGGGCGCGAATGAACTGTTGTGCTAATTCATTTGTCACAGCAGGATTACTTGTTACTACCTTAAAATAGCCTGGTTCTGCCCCGTATTCGAACCACTCCACCACTTTTCCTTCGCCAAACACGATTTGAATGAGTTGTTCAACAGCTGCAGGGGTGCCTTTTTTACGGTGCAGAAAATATGAATTCTCAATCAGCTGCCGTTTTTGTTCAACACTCAAAGAATTATCGTAAAAATCGACGTGTTCTTCTTTTGCAACAATATCTAAAAGCTTCTCTTGAATGGGCAAAGTTGGGTCTAGTATGCTTGATTCTTCATAGACTTTTTTCAACATGACCGTGAGAGCTTCGGCCATGGCCTTATTTTCGTCATTTTGCATCAAAGATGGTGGCAAAATATCGGATAAAGAAAAAGAGGATAAATCAATCACTGATTAACCCTCCAAACGTCACATTGATTGTGTTTTCTTTTGCCACTTCATTTTTTGCTAATTCGATATATTCATTGGGCTCAACTGAAACGCGCTTGGCCCCTGCTTCCCTCAACCGAGCATACAATTCGCTTGGATCTATCCCTCGTCCGAGTTTGGATTTTTGCCACGTTATATAATCTTGTACCGCCGCATTAATAGCTTCTTTATACGTATCTTCCTCAGTTCTCAGTGATTCGGGTAAGTAATAACTGACGGTTAGGTTATATTCACGTTGAACAGGATCTACCACCGTCACCTTATCTGTCAAAGGCCGAACCGATCGATCTGAGCATTTATCTAAAACTTGCTGTTTCACTTCCTCCGATGGCAGCTCACCGTTCTGCATCAAGACGACAATTTGTATTTGACATGGCCCTGGGGATAAGACCTGAGCATCCACAATTTCCTGGTTGGCGGACATGGCGTAGAAAATATAGGCCAGCTCCGGTCCTGCTGTCGAATAACTTTCCGGCGATGTTCTAATACGCTCGGCATACGCATCGTTTGATTCCCAGTCGGTCCCGCCATCTGATGTCGTGATATTGGCAGCAGATGACACCCACGGTAAAGGATCGACCAACTCAGTAATTTGTCCTGGCAAATATCCATTTCCGATGGTTCCTGTCTCTGTACATTGGAATGGAACATCGACATACGGAACTCCAACATCTACAACCGTTGCTGCAGTTGATTCGAAAAACAGATCCCCTACGCTCATTCTGGTTCCCTGTGGAATAGTAAACTTCTCAGGGTTGTTCACCTGAAAGCGAATGGTTGTTTTTGCCGGAGTGGGTTCTAAACGTGGGACATTTTTATCCTCCCCCAAATGATCCAAGAAATTATCCTCTGCATAAGCAAGCCTCGATTGCTTTGCAGAATAATCAATGTTGTTCGCCAATATAGTGGCAACAAAAGCAAACGCCTGCATAAATTTACGGCGAGGATCGGTTTCTTCCAGCGTCACTCCTTGCAGTTCCTCAAATTTTGCCACCGCTGCATTCTCAAATTCAGTGGCATCCACATCCACAAAATTAATATCTGGAAGACCAAATCTAGTCATCGTTTATCTCCACCTTCACTCGTGCAACAAGCTTTCCTTCACTGTTTTGTTCAAAGTTGACGCTTTGAACTTTCAATTCTGGAATGGATCGTTCTAACATTTCGATGATTTGTGCAGTGCTTTTTACTTGGGCAATGGGCGTCGGGTCATCAATCGGTGGTTCCCACCCGGCAGTTCTATCCAACGGACAAGTGCCTATATAGGTAGATAGAAGAAAAGAAGCATTTTGTAAAATGGCCTTAACTCCTGTAGCAGCATAATCGATAGAGCTGTTAAATTCCGAAGTAATCTCATACAAGGTCCCATCACCACCTTTTTATGCTTTTTTAAAGGAAACGTATTTTGAACCAGCCGAACAATATAAACCGCCGCCCAGTTTATACCATGTGATATCGGTTTTTACCGTTCCGTAAACCCGATATCTATCGTTTTTCCGAAGAACTTTTTTGATTGTCCCTTTAAGCGAAGGAGATGTGCGGCAATTAAGCATGTTCACTTTTATCGTAATAACACCTGTTGGAGATGCCGATTTAACAGGTGACGACTTCGAAGTAGAAGCCGGTTTTGTTCGTGCCTCATCAGGTTTAGGATATTCTTTCAAGCTCAAAGTAACTTCTACTGATGAGGCTCTTCCCAGATTATCGATTGTTTTATATCCTTCTTGTATATCGTCTATATACCAATATCCAGACGTAACCGGTTTGCTACCTAAAATAAAAGATGATACTTTCCCCGCGTCTCTAAAAGACCTCAGCGTGGCCAAAGTGTCTTCTGGAGAAACACCATGAGATGCTTTTAAAACGATCTTGACGGACAGCGATTCCTGGCCGGGTCCTATGAATTCCGGTATAGGTTTTTTTAAATTGATATCGTGGAGTGTCCATCGAGCGCTACCGCTTCTGGAATACTCATTAGGTGTTAATATTTTTTTATCGGATACCTCAAAAACAACACCCGCAAAACTTCCAATTTGCATATTCAATCACCTCATTGAGGAGAAGATGTCGTTCCGGATGATCCATTAAACGAATGTGTGTGGTTTTTTAACGAAATTCCATCCGCAATGACATCCCCAACCACATGAACGGTTGCATTTGTTTTAATCGTGATTTCTCCCTGTACGTCTAGCGTAAGGGTGTGCGTATCCTGGTCATATTCAATGTATGTTCCGTCGGGAAACTGTAGATGACGCTTATTTTCTGAATTTACAGGTGGTGTGTCCACTTCGTTGTAAAACGAACCCACAATAAACCCCATTTTCGATGTATTCGGAAGGAATAAACAAACTACTTGCTCCCCAATCGACGGCATCCAATAGTCTTTAGAATCCTGCGATCCTCTCATTAAAACGGGAAGTTCTCGCGATACTACGTTTTTATCGTCGAAAAATACCTTTGCCGTCCCCCTATTTGGGTAGATAGCAGACACTCTCCCAACATCAATGGATTTCAATTAATATCCCTCCAAGCATTTCCTCAATTCCATTGAGGTTTCAGAACCGGATCCAATAGAACCACTTAAACTTGTAATGATGTATTTTCCGTCGAAAGCACCAAAATCTTTTAAATTGATGCATTGTCCGGCATACAGCTGTAAAAATCCAGCCATTCTAAGCGAAAAAGTAGTTGCTTCCTTATTCGCATTCCGTAAATTCTTTTTGGCCAATGTAATTGCAGCCGCCTGGGAAGAAACTTCTTCACTCACTTCTAAAATTCTAGTTGCACCAGGTGGGGGGGCCTTTGGTGTAAACGTATAGGTGAACGTTTTTTTCTTCTTGGCATCCGTGTATTTCACTTGACAAGATTTGTAAACGGTTGTTAGCGAATCTTTTCCGGAATACTCTTTCAATCGGTAATCCGTTCTTGAAATGGTTTCGACAGCAGGCTCTCTCTCAAGATCAGCTTCATCTAAAATGATGATTTTCTTGTTTGCAATTTTTAAGGCTAGCCCAGCATCCGAACACAATTTATTCAGGAATGCAACGTCACTCTGATATTCCTGATCAATTCTATCGTATGTCGGATTATCATCAGCCGAATAATACAGGGCTAATTTGTTGTTTTTCGCAATATCCCCTGCAATTTTTTTAAGATTGGTCTTTTCCCAAGCCTTTGTTTTTTTCTCGCCTTTTAACGAAGATGATTGTGGAATAGACGTGGCTTTTACGGATATTTTATTAGGCGGACCGTTCGTGGAAAGCTCGTCAATCTCGAAATATCCCAAACTTCTTGTTGTTTGCTTGTCTTGTCCCCATCCCGCAGATATCAGCAAGGATACATTTAAAGAAGCGCCCTTTTTGGGAATCCAAGCGCTTGTAACCCATCGGCGTTCACGATCCGCTAAGGAAATAGAGATATCATCTGCTTGCCCGGATAGGTTATCCGTAAAGGAGATACTGTCCACAAAATCTTCGATGTCCCGTGTGATGTTGTTATTGTTATACTCAACATCCGCCGTGATCCTTCTCCCATCTACAATCATGCGTCCACCCCATCGAGTACGGTTATTTCATCAGTGCTTGTCTCCTCTTCTTCGTCTGTTGTTTCAAGCCAGTCTGGAAGATTTTGATCTACCAGGTTTTCAGGTAAATCCGGAATCACAAGAGTAACACCAGCAGAAAAGATGATCACGTTGCGGTACTTAGGATTTGCACGCAAGAGCAAGGGGAATAAATACTCATTCCCCAACTGTTCCAGCGCGATTTTGTCGAACGTATCGCCTAATACTGTTGTATAGGTACGCATGTAATCCCCTCCCTAATCGTAGGCAAGCCGTTTTTTTCGATTAAAATACTCGTCCATAAACTGCTCAAACTGGTCTAATGACAATTTATTTACTTTTTCCACCGCTGTTTCATCAACTTCCCCCTGAAAATAATTATTAGGACTATAAATGATTTGAATCGGTGGTTGATCTGGAGTGTTACTATTTTTCGAAACTGTCGGAGCTGATCCGTTAATCATTTCACTGATGAAAGATAACAAACCAGACAACAACGAAGTTGTTTTGCCGTTGTTAATCACTTGTGTACCGCCAGAGAGTCTAAGCAGTTCCGGCCCTTCTTCCCCAACAAGAGCCCATTGCTCATATCCAACCCTTCCGCCATTCTTGTACGGCTTATATCCGCCGCCTCTCATCATAGATCGAATACCAGGATGATTCATCACCCCACCGTAACGAGCATCCATATACCGAATGGCGGCCAATGCAGAATCTAAAGGATTCCGTCTGTTTCCGTGCCCAGGATACATATATCTTCTGAAAGTAGACCCAATAATTTGGAATAAACCAACAGATGGATCACCGCGTTTAGCGTTGATATCCCAGTTGTTAACGGCATTAGGATTAAAACCCGACTCATGTTGAGCAATTGACATCAAAGGACCGAGTAAGGACATTGGCTTTCCTAACATTCTCAAGGCCATCGTGATCGCTTTACGCGCTAACTCAGCGCCGCTACCTTTAAAATTGCTAAAATCGCCAAAATCGGCCAGTTTTTTCTTCACAAAATCCAAAGCCTTGCTTTTGATTAATTTATAGGATCCGGATGCTATTTCCCCCAAAACGGCCGGAAGATTGGGTACAGTCACGCCTGCTTTATCAAGTACTTTTTTTAACAATTCTGCTGGTTTCGTAACGTAACTAAACACGTCTATGGCCATATCTTTAGCGTCGGAAACTTTGTCTGCTATCCATTCTTTACCCGCATTGTAGGCATTGGTTATGATGTTCCCCTCAGCATAAGCCGGAATATTGTAGTCACTCAAAATTTTGCTTGTGGTTTTCGCATTTATCACTTGAGTGCCTTTTGGAAAATTCATGAGTGTTGGAGTAGCCGGGGTTAATCCGACTTGACCATTTGGTAATCGATATAACTCAGGTCCTGCATTGGATCCTTTACCATCTCCCACCACAGCCAATCCGCCTGGGTGCCCTGACGTACCATACGCGTACTGAGGAACTTTCCATTCATTGATCGTTGAACTTACACCGATGTTTCTAAGTATCCAGTTCAACCCCTTAATAACGCCATTGACCATTTTTCCGATGCCTCGAAGCATTTTGTTGGTCATTGTTGTAATGCCGGACAAGGCTTTTCCCGCCATCGAAGCAATACCGCTACCGATTTTTTCAGGGAGAGAGCGCGCACCGGAAACTATATCGCCGAAATGGCGTTTCACGCCGGTCCACATTTCTTTGGCTAAAGAAACCGCTGCATTTTTGGCAATCGTAAACCCTTGTCTTATCTTACTTCCAAGATCCAAGACAAGAGTCCATACATTGCCTACTCCTCCGGAAAAAAAGGACTTTATTGTTGTCCACATACTGCTGAATCGTGTAATTGCACCCGTTGCTAATGCCTTTATGCCGCCGATTATACGGCCGACAAACAAGAGATTGACAAAGTTCCAGATAAATTGGATGGCACCTATAAATAATTGTTTGACTCCTTGCCACATTTTGTGGAAATCCCCGGTGAATAATCCTGTGAAAATCCGGATGATGCCTAAAATGATGTTTAGGCCGCCCTGGATAATTCCTCTCACGTTGGTCCAAATCGTGTTGGCTATCAATAAAATAACGGGTCCGATAGCCCGTAAAATAGAAACAATGACGCTAAAAACATTACGAACCGCTTGGGCGATTTGGGCTCCATCTGTGCTCCAAAATTGGATCAATTGAGCTGCTATATTACGCATAAATGCAACAATTTGCGATAAAACGGGGCGTATGATCGTAAAAATGGTCAGAAATACACGAATTAAGCCCCCAGCAATACTGCCGGCTACTTTAAACACATTGGATACGGCAGACACGATGGCCGGTCCGTTTTGCTGCCAAAATGCAAAAATTTGGGCGAATGCTTGTCTGGCAGTTGATCCAATATTTTTAAGCAATGGGCCTGCCTTGGCCACTAAAGATGAAATGGTAGGTGCTATATTTTCAAAAACACTTTTTACCGTATTTCCGAATCCAGAAATAGGGTGTTCGGCAGATAATAGGTTAGCGACAAAACCCGTCACTCCTTTGATGGCTTTTAAAATGGCCGAGCCCATAGGAGCAAGCACAGGAGCAAGTTGAGAAAATAAGTTTTTCAAAATAGAAAAAATGTTCCCTATAATGCCCACTAAAACAGGACCATTCTGTTTGGCGTATTCTATAAAGCTTTGAAAAGCTTTAGATTGACTTAAACCGGCTGTCCACTCGGCGAAACTTCGAGTCATCCTGACTAACCCTTCTTCTACGCCTGCGCCAACCGGTGCAAATGCCTGCAGTAAATTCATCACACCCATAAATGAGTTACCCGAAATAACCGCAAAATTATAAATAGCTTCAGAAGCATTGGTAGATAACCAATCAAAAAAGCCTTTCAAAGCTGGTCCTTGTAAGGCTTGGTTGAATTTCTCCGTCAATTCCACTACTACATCCGCCACGTTTGTAATGGTGGGTTTTAGAAGATTTAAACCGTTTTGGGCGATTTGTAGAGAATTCCCGAACGCTTGAAATATGGGTTTTTCAAAACTTTGAGTATAGTTATCCCAAAATGTTTTAAAGCTCTGCAAATTTTGCAGAGCTTTTCTTTGTTCAGCGCTCATGTCCGCGTAAACGGCTGCCAATTCCTTCTGTGCGGCAATTCTTTCTTTAGCTGTATCAGCCTGATCTATCTTTTCTTGGATTTTCGAGACTTGATCCGAAGCTTCAACTACTTTTGAGATTGCAGAGCTCGCAACGACGCCATACGCAGTCGCTCCCGCTCCTGCTGCAGCAAAAGAAGCTCCTAACCCCATCACAGCTGCCGTTGCTGGAGCAGCCGCAGCCGTTATGGCAGCGAATCCATTGGCGACAAGTGACATTTTCACAGATGCTTTTCCTGCCTGTTCCGCTGTTCGCTTAAACTTCTCGATTTCTTGGTTAGCTTTAGCAAAAGCTGCCCTGACAGAGGAGTTAACGAAGGCGCTTAAGCGAAAGGCTATTTCATAGGTTTTTTGGTTGCTGCTCATTTTTTGTCACCTCTTGCACGTCGTCAATGAATTCGCTTAAATCGATCAACGGCATGTCTAAAAACTGATGAACATCCGTATTTAGATAAAAAGAAAGGCGGATACATACTTTTCGTATGTCCCGCCCTTTCAACTTGATTTCCATTATTTGATTTGTTTTTTCTACGACTCCTAAACGTTTAAAAAACGCACTACCTCATTTTTTACTTTCAGTGCTTCACGCGCCGGGAGATTATAAAAGAATTCAAGTGGCAATTTGGTTGCCCTTGAAGCAATCGCAAATGTATAAGCCAGCGTTAATTCTGGCACGGGTGAAAATTGTCCGCTTGCGCTATAAATCTTATCTGCTTCCAGTAAATCATTTCCACTCAAGTCATCGATTCCAGAAAGATCGATGCTTGTGTATTCTTTCCCTTCAAAGGTGTATGTTTTTTTGAATTCTACTACTCCTTCTTTATTTTCTGCCGAAGTTTGAGTATTAATGGCTAATTGTTCACTAGATTCATTAGCTTGTACTTCGTTTAAAGTTTGAATTTGTTCTTCCATCATTCATCTCTCCTTTAAATCATGTTAATGAAATCTTTCAACATGTCCTGACCATTCAAGATGTATTTATAGTTGAGCTTATCCAGTTCCAACAATGTAGTTCCGTTTTCCTCGATTTTGATGTATAAAACTTCTAACGTATTGGTGCTCTCCGTAGCCGCTCCAACGTTTAAACTACCGAGATCTAACCCTTTCGGTTGGCCTTTTATAGTGATTTTCAGTGGGCGAAACTGGATTTGTCCCGCCGTAGTATCGTAACTCTGTTGTGCAGCACGAAGAACAATCGGTCTACCACTGTTATTCAAAAGCGAAAAAGATTGATCATACAGCGTCTTAAACTTTATTTCGATCGTCATACTGCCGAAGTGACCGGGATTCACACTTTCGTATTCACCTAGAATCCCAGCACCCGAGATCTTTTCAGATGTCGGTTCAAGATTGGGGAGTTTTACTTCTCCTGTTACCCCCAGCAGCTTTTCGGTGTCATCATATACGTTATAATTCGCGACCTTTTCCGGAATAATCATAAATTATCAGCCTCCTAGTGCCGCTTTTGCTGTAATTGTTGGGTCGAACTCAAGAATGTTTGTGATACTTTCAGCTGGCGTATAAGCCCCGATTTTTTGAATAAATACAATTTTACCGTTCAAAATCGCATCAGTCGGATTCATACTTTCACGGAACTCAATGGTGGCTCCTGGGATTTGTCCCCGGCCACTAAACCCGTTGGCCCGTATATTTTCTGCATCTACCACACTCTCAATCAATCGTTTATTGGTCGGATCATCTACTTTATCGAAAAAGGCAAGGATAAATGAATTGCCCCACCATTGGAAGACCCGGCGAACAGCGATGAAACGGTTCTGTGGTTCTGTTATTTCTGGATATGCTGCTGTATTGTTACCCCATGTTCTCCATCCGTTGAAATTAATAGCTGTAACAACACCAACGCTATTTAAGACATTGGCATCTGGTTGATCCAAGAATACTTCTGTGCCATCTGCCAATATGGTGGCGCTAATCGGTAAAGATTTATTGGATGGCGACACAAATGGAACATCATCGTTTTCTGCGTCTGTTTGGGCCACTCTCGCAGCAAAAACAGCGCTGTACCAAAGTTTTTTCTCGTTGGCTTTTACTTTTGGCCATAAAACAATGCTTTCTTTTCTGTTATACCCATTTGTTTCCTTCCAGTTTTGAACATCTTCATATTTTTTTACGGTCGAGCTATCAATATCTAGGATATTCATAACGCTGAAATTTCCGTTTATATTGGTTGATTTTGCGGCTAGAACCGCGGCCACCTCTGGATAATGACTCCATCCTGGTGCAAGAAGCTGCGCCGGAAGCACATTCAATTGCGGGAAAACCTTACGGATCAACTCAATTCCGCTATATTTTCCCGTTTCCGCATCATATCCTCCGATAATGTCCTCTTTTGTAACTGCACTTGGATCAAGCTTATCGAAAGTAACAGAAAGAGTCGTGGCGGATCCAATAGCACCTGTTGATAAAACACCAATGACAGCTTTTCCGTTTTCATCAAACGACAGCGTGTAATCCGTATTTTTTTGGAAAGTTGTCGTTCCGTCAGAGTTCTTAACCGTCACTGAATCAAGTAGAACTCCATCGTCATCGATCGTTGCCATCTTTTTTGAGATCGTAACTGTCTTATTCGATACCGTTGTTTTATGAACATCTGGATCCAGAACATTAACCAGCACAATCGGGGCTACGTTGAACAATTCAAAGCTCGCATAAACCGATTGATTGAGTGTGTAATCATCGAAATCGTAGCCATATCCAATCTTTTCTTTCACGTCTTCTAATGTTTCCACTAGAATTGGCACGTTTACAGCTGATTTGGGATTCTCGATTAGATTAACTGGTGCTGTCCCAAACACAACTTGAACAGCAGACAGAGACCGAGACGGTTCGGCTGGTGTCTGCTGCTCAATCATTTGAATACCGTGTTGATAGGCCATCATTTTTCACTCCTTGCATAGGATTGAATTTGCTGATTCAGCACATATTCGCCAGTTCCTTGTGTTGCCAAGTTGCGTCTCGCCTCTGACAATTTTGAGACTGGAACCATCAACGCTTTAATCGCTGGGCATTTTTCGATATGGTTTTCCAGCGAAGCCGGAAAACCATTTTTAAATATCGAAAACTGTTGAAGCCCCGCTTTTGGAATGCTGCTTCCTACATACACGACTGTTTCGTTGCTGTTTTTCTGCTCTTTTACCGTTTTTTCAGAAGCGACAACCTTTTTCACTGGTTTTGCAGTGGTATTTTCACTTGTAACAGCTGCTTTTTCTTCTGTCATATCAAATCCTCCAAATCTTGACGGTCATAAGCAGGCATTTCCCAATTTGTCTCGACAGCTCCATAGTAATAGGGATCTGTTTCTTCTTCGAGAATCCGCCATTTTAACGGATATTTAAGCGTAAATTGCCTGTTAATGACCGGTTCTTTTTTCAAAACTTCCTCGATTTTATTGATAATTTGTGTTACATCTCGATAGCCTTGATTCTGATTATCATCGTCAAATGTCCCTATAACGAAACCGACAGTCGTTACATTCTCGTCTTGTTCGCCCTTTTGCTCACCTTCTAGCAATTTCACGATGACAAACGGGAATAAATCTTGATCTTTATCCGATTTTTGCGGCAGATTTTGTTCAAAAATGTTCAAATGAACACGATCTCCGCTTGGAGAATTAAATAATGTGTCGGAAAAGGCAATTAAAAGTCTTTCTTTTAAGCCGGCTTGCAAATCAGTAGGAATCACGAGCTAACACCTCGATCCAAAATACGATTGATTTCATGATCCAAGCGCTTATAGAAGGTTTTTTCGCCTTCTGCATTGATTTTTTCTCTAATTTCTTCATTTTGTAGCATTTGTGGAACAGACGGGCCGAACAAACGCTGAATCGGAAGCCGTTTACTGGTTGTCCGACGAAATACCTTAATTCCGTTGATATCCGCTACAAATGCGCTCCCTAAAGACTTCATTCCATCCTTCTTAACTCCCGCTCTAATAGGAGATTTCCGCTTTGGATTCACGGTTTTTGGCGATATTTTAAAACGATCTAACGGTATGAGGTTTCCGCGGCTTTTAACAATTGCGGTTAAATTGGCTCTACTTGCCCTTGTTTTGGAAAGAGTCGCCCTAATATCCGCTGCTTTAATGTTGTATTCCTGCCTCACTTCTCTGCTAATGTTAGAAGCAACGTTGGTCAAAGCCCTATTCAGGGCTGATGAAATGGCTTGAGGAGCTTTGTTTGGCACATCTCTAAGCCGTTTTTGCACCGTTTTTAGCATAACTTTATCGATTTCTACATCTACGTTTACATTCGGCTTCATGATCGATACCCCGCTAACGTGATGGTATAAACCCCTAAATCTTTAGTTATATTGATAATTTCATACGGCTTGCTATCAACTCTTATCCTCTTGCCGATGAATGGTTTTTCTTTCAACGAAGAAACTGACACATGAAAAAGGAGCTCGCCTCGTGCAAGCCCCTCTCCATCCGCTTTAAAGTTGTGTTTTTGCAATAAATCGTCATCCACGACTACCGATACAGTTTCGCCGTCAATCTGCATTTCACTCGCAAATTCATTGGCATTAAAAAACACATTATTCACGTCTTCGGCTAAAAAATCCTTAAAGTTTGGCAGCATATCATTCCTCTTCTTCTTCCAAGAATTCGCCAACTTTGTTCTCAGAAATGATTTGAAGTATCAAATCTTTCTTGGAAATGTTTCCTTTAAACGTCATTCCTACATTGGCAGCCACTTGTTTCAATTCATCGTAACCATATGCAGTATCCAGATCAGCATATATTTGTTGCTGTTCATCAGTAAGTTGAACACTCGGAGTTTCTGAAGCTTCTTTTTGATCCACAAAAAATGCGACTCCCATATCAGTGAGTCGCTTGGCTTGATCATCTGAAATTTTTTGTATGATTTGTCCAGCTTCATAAATTTTCCCGTCATGTCGAACGGTATTAATCACCTTTACACCCAAGAGATCTCACCCTCCTCCATTAAATTACTTTTGCTACATACCAGCTGTCTACTTCGTGTGGTACAGGTAACGGACGACTGTTGATTTGTAAGAAACGTGCTGCTGGATTCTTTTGAACCCATGTATCAGGAATGCGGGCACCCTCGTAAGTTCGGAAAGAATTAGTGGCAGAATCCATCAATGTCACGGCTCCATACAACATAGAAGACCTTGATCTTGTAGAACCTACCAAGATTGTACCGGATGGAACCATAGATTTTTCCGTTTGCGATTCTTCGTCAAAGTACCATTCATCATAGCTGTATATGTCAAGCCCGAGAGAAGAAAGCGAACCAATATATGTTACTCCATTCGGTAAAGTCTGCGGCTCGATTTTCCCAAGAATAATCCTTGTATTATCCATTACTTTTTGCACAGCAGGATGATTTACAAAAGCATCTACAACGTCTGCAGCCATCACAACAATGTCCGGTGTAATCCCTGATTTTTGGATAAGCGTTAGCCGCCAATTTTTCAAATCGGCGATTGGATCGCTGTTGGGATCGGTCCACAAATCGGTCCCGCTTAACGTCATTTTATTCGTGAAGTCAAAATCTAACTGTTGATCAATCCCTTCCCCGATAATATCCACTTTGCCTGTAAATAAAATTTGGGCAGCCATCCATTCTTCCCGACGAGTAATGGCTTCGTCCATTTCCGCTAAGTCTCGTGCAATCATTTCAATCGCACGCTCTTCGGGAGTTTTGGTTGTGTAGATAGTTTCGCCCATCGATCTTTTTGTAACATCATCACCTGTCAAAACTCTAAGTGGCTTGATCATCGCTGGTTTAAACGATTTAGTGGTAAACCCTTGTCGTTCCATTACCTTGCCAGGTAAACGCGGAGATACAAATGGAGCCATTTTTCTGCGTCCTTTATAATAATCCACGTCTACATTTTCAGTAGTAAAAGTATTCACATTAGGAAAAAATGTTTGTTTTAAAAAGGTATTGACCGGCATCGAAGATTCCATCGCCGCTAATAATGTTCTAGTGTCGTAAATGCTGATTGCCATTATGTTATATCCCCCTTTAAGCCTTCACATTTTCTTTTAGAAAAATGCCAATCTTACGAAGTGCTTCTTTGTGCGTTTTGTATGTGTCATGACCACCAAAAACCAAAGCGTTTTGATTGAATTCCCCTGATAAATAAACGACTGCAGGAACATCTTCCGTAGTAGCATCTACGTCATCAGCCAAAATTCCATATGGTACCTTTGCGCTTTCATCTGCAGATGCTGAATCTACGATAACCGCCTTTTTCTCAGAATCCAAAGCGATCACGGTTCCTCTTACATACGATTGTCCACTTTTCACAGTGACGGTATCTGTAACAACATTTGCAACACCACCGGCAAATAAATTGTCGTACTCAAATGTCCCAATCGTATTCGCTAATTGTTCCATTATTTCACTGCTCCTCTCATTCTATTGATGATGTCTGCAATGCTTTTCCCTTTTTCAGCAGCTTCCACTTTTTCGTCCTTTCCGCTGGCTTGCGGAGCAACATCACCTGGCACTTTGTTTAGTGTTTGCGCATCTTCTAATCGGTTTTCTAAATAGTTTTTACCTCTTTGCTTTTCGGCTTTAATGATTTCAACCGCCAATTCTTGTGCGGTGATTTTAGTTTCGAACTTGGCTTTGTTCACCAACTCTTCATTTCCTGGTAGTTCCAATTCTTCAATAGCTTGAATACGTTGATTTTCAGCTTTCACGCCCTCCTCATAACCTTCATTTTTAATTTGTTCATAGAGTTCAGGATACTCATTTTTCAATTTTTCAATATCCATATTGTCCTCTTCCTCCTTTTCATGGCTGGCATTCATAACATTTGCTTTCGGCAAAGAATTGATAGGTTCCGTTTTATTAGCACTCAACTCATTTCTTATCTTTTCAATGACTTGTTTTGGTATCATGCCAGAATCAGCACTTGCCACCGCTTGAACAATCTGGTTATCGAACATAATTTCATCAATCAAATTGTGTTCTAATGCCTGCTGTGGAGTTAACCATGTTTCAGCATCCATCATGGACAATAGCTCTTCATATGGTTTACCACTTTTTAGGCTGTAGGCATTTGCAATGGTCTGATTTACATTCTTTAGGAATGCCGATGCATGATCCATATCCCTGTAATCGCCTTCGGCCCGAACGGAGGCATTATGAATCATCATTTGGGCCGTAGGCGACATCATCACTTTATCTCCTGCCATCGCAATAACACTTGCCGCACTTGCGGCAATGCCGACTATTTTAACGGTCACCTTTCCCTGATAATCTTTTAGGGTTGTATAAATTTCCGAGGCATCAAACACAGATCCCCCGCCGCTATTAATCTCAACGACTAAATCTTCATTATTGGCTTCTTTTAGTTGATCTGATATTTTTTTAGGAGATACAGCTTCAACACCAAACCAATCATAGATCCATTGATCGCTGTTAGGTATGATTGGCCCTTTAATATTAATTTTCATCGGTATTCACCCCCTCATCGTCAGGATTTTGGCCTGGATCAACGTTCGAGGTTGAACCATTTTGAGCTGGTATTAGCCCTCCATCCCTACGCACTTTCTCTTCCAGTACACGCAAATTATTGTTTTTAAAGAAGTTGCCCCCTGTTAATTCAACCGTTTCACGTGTTCTCGTGCTAAATCCGTTTTCTACGCGCTTCTCGGCCGCTGTCACCTCCTTCAACGGATCCAATTGTCCTTGGGAAGGTCCGTGCCATTCCGCCATGGAATACGCCTTCCTGGCCAGTGGATCTGTGAAAAATCCAGGGGCATAAATGCGGCCTTTCGCAATAGCTTCCGCTAAAAATTCCTCATAAATAGGCTGGCAAAAGTCATTAGCCATCCATTCTCTCCGCATCCTGAACATTTTCCAAGCTTCCAACAGAGCACCACGGCTTGCGGAATAACTGGCAGTAAAGTTTTTCATTAACAATTCATACGGAATTTCCAAAGCCGCTCCAATTTGCCGGCAGATTGCAGAGACGAATCCATCAAACGCCGTGTTAGGCCGACCAGGATTTGACTCTTGGACTTTTTCATTTTCTCCCAAATACACAATCGTTCCATTTCCCAGTTCTATTGATCCATCATCCTCTTCGTCAACGAGATCTTCATCTGCAATACCTGTATTAAATTGTTCTCCTTGCTTCGTTTCAGTGGTAATAAAAACGGTATACATACCTGAGATGACTGCCGCCATGAGCTCAGCTTCTGTATACCGTGATAATTGTTTTAAACTTTCAATTACTGGAGCCAGGATCGGAACCCCGCGACGTTGTTCAGGTCGTTCTGATTCCATCAAGTGAAGTACATTCGGCCGACCGGTTTTTGATCCGAACTTTTCGACTCGTGTCCAGCTATTCTGGGACGTATAAACAGAGTTGGGATGATTTTTAGCAATATGATAAGCAACAATCTCTCCAATATCGTTGATTTCGACCCCATTTACAATCTTGTAATCTAAATCATTCACGTATCGATCCGGATTGCAGACACGGTCCGCTTCGATAATCTGAACGCGAAGATCATATGGCATCCCTGGCCTTGGAATGATCGGCAATAAAACAAAACAATCCCCGCTCATTATCCAAGATAAAAAAGCTAATTGCTGCAGTTCATAAAAGTTATTCATTCGCTGCGCATCGCAATTGATTGATTCAGCCCACAATGCGAATTCTCTCTCTACCACAGACTCCCATTGATCCGCCTCATCTAATGTCATCCCTAAATATTCATAGTCAATTTGAGCATTGAGCTTAAGACCTGCCCCTATGACATTGGTTCTTAATGTTTTCAGCGCTCCAGTTGCTAGTGGGGCGCCCATATAAAGATCGCGTGACCGTTCCCGAAGCTTTTCAATGTTAAATTCAATATCCTCAAGTGCTGAACCGGGGCTGCTAATCCACCCAAGAAGGCTTTTTTTCTTCGTGCTGGCTCCGTGATTCCCATAGCCTTGGTTCAATACGTTCAATTTTTTCCTGGCAGCCGCTCGTTTTAATGCCCAATTCGGAGCAAAAACTTCGATTGTTTTGTCAAAAACATTCATCTTCATCATCATCCTCACAAATCGCGTGGAACAAATCGTTGAGCTTTAATTCTTCCTCTTCCGCTCAATGCGGCAATTTCATTTCTCCAAAAGCTAATCTGCTTTCTAATTTCTGTTAAATTAGCCCTGGTCAGTTGCCTTGAGCCGATGCTGTAGCTTTGACCCGTAGAAACGGCCAATTCTGCTTGAAGCCACGCTTCTAAATGCGATTGTGCTACTTCTAAGGTAATTCCACTCATAAGCTAACCCCCTTTGACACAATTTTGCGGCGTCTTCTCCTTCTTTTTTGAACAGGCGAGGTATATTCTTTTTCCAAGTTCGGGTTGAGGATTTCGAGTGCGGCCGTATTGTAAACTCTAAGATCAAGTGGCTCGTTTCGTTCTCTCACTTTCTTCCATACCTGATAGGGGATACCTTGCTTGTATCTAGTCTCGAGTTTTTCCGCCGTAAGGCCCTCAAAGTATTTTTCGTTATACCCTCTTCCAATCGGAAAATGGCAATAACTCGGACCTGGTTTTGATATTTTTAAATTAGACATTACTCGTGCTTTTCCATCATTTACACCCAGGTGCACCAAAAGGGCTTTATCCGGTTTCGTACGTGTGTAACCTGCAATAAGAGGCACATATTCACCGTTCTGTTCCCCTTTACCCTTAATTGCGTAAATCCTTCTTGCTTCACGTTCTCTTGTAAATCGATAAACTTCTTGGGTGTAGTGTCCGCCAGAGTCCATACATGTACAAGCAATGCCGAATTTCTTCCCATCTGCTTTTTCCCAAGTGCGAGATAGGTATTCATCTAACTCATTCCATATTTGTGGCTGTTTTAAATCGCCGTGAATCACATGGTATTCAATTCCCCAGGACTCTTTTCCTTCACCCCATCCAACCACTTCTATTTCAAAACGATCGTCCTGAACGTCAACGGCTGCAGTCAGGATTTTCACTTCATCTGGAAGATCAGCAGGATATCCCTCGCATCGTTTATACAGTTCACTTTCATCAAGTTGTTCGCCTTCTTCTTCCCATGTTTCACCGAGTGCCGTATTCACCCACACTTTCATAGCTTGAGGACCTTTTCTTTTAGCTTCTAAAAAATCATTAATGATTTCTTTCCACTTTCTCCATGGGCTTAGGAGTTCATTCAGATGGAATCCACGAGTAGCAGCGCCTGGGTTGGAAGCAATCCATTTCCCCTTCCCGCTTTTCCACTCGTACTCATTGTGCAAGGCTCCGCAATATTTGCAGGCATGGCAAACAGAGTCAAAATGTATTTGACTCCATCGGAGTGGTTGTAATTTCCCACATGAGGGGCACGGCAAATGATAATGCTCTTGTGTACTGAGCTCAAATTCCGCTTCTATTCGAGATGCACCTTTGTTGGTTGGCGTGGAAACGAAAATCTTTTTCCGATTGTAGAAGTTGTTTGTCCGTTTTTCAGCCAAGGATAGAGGATCGCCCTCCGTTCCTGCACTAACCGGAAAACGGTCTACTTCGTCAGCCAAGAGGATCCGAACTGGACGTGAAGCTAAACTAGATGGAGCATTAGCCCCAGCCAAAGCTATATATCCTCCGGGAAAAGATTTTTGCAGCGTAGTGTTTCCTCCGTCGCGTGTTTTCACGTCAGATACCTTATTTCGCAAAACCGGAGTATCCCTGATCATGGGTGCCAGTCGTTCTTTAGAAAAGTCTTTGGCCTTTGCTTCTGTCGGTTGTATCATCAAAATCGGAGCCGGATCAAAATCAATGTGATACCCGATCGTATTTAAAAGAATTTCAGACTTACCGACCTGGGCGCTTGCCATAATCACAATTTTTTCAACTTCCGGATCATTCACCGCGTCCATAATTTCGCGCTGATAAGGAGCCCTGTCGGTTCTCCACTGACCTGGTTCCGCCGATGATTCGCTAGAAAGCCGTCTATATGCATCTGCCCATTCCGATACGGTCAAATCTGGAGGAGGGGCCAGCGTATTTTTAACAATTTCACGGAACAGATTTTCCGTTTTATTGCTTTTTCTTTGGCCGTCCATCTCGTTTGACCTTTCGTTTTGCCAATTCAACTTCCTCCAGATCTAACTCATCGTCTTCTTCATCGTCTTCCAGGAACATTTTATCTTTGCTGATATCGTAGAAGACGTTTGGGTCATAATCAGACAGTTCGGACATAGCTTCATAGATAGCCGCCTTTAATTTTTCCTTAATCGGTGGTATTTCGGTTAAACCTAATACCTGCGGCGCCATTTTCGTCGGTAAAGCCAGCAATTTCGCCCGGAAATTACCCAGCATATCATTCATAACTCGTTTCACGTCTTCCGATCTGTGCAATTCTCCACGCATGATTTGCAGTTCAAGCTCTGTTTTCTGCCTCCGAGCCCTGGTCCATTTCGCTTCCTCTTCGGTTTTATCTAGTTCATTGTCTGATTGTTCGCGCTCTAATAGGTATTCAATATAGGATTTTATGGAGGCTGGAAGATCAAATTTTCCATGCGAAGCGCGAACTAACGCATCTTCTTTCGCTAATTGTTGGATTCTTCTAGTGGATAAACCCAAAATTTCGCTAATTTGCTTCGTTGTGACGATATATTCATTTCCCTCAGAACCCTTGCGCGCCATGGCTTCCTACCACCTCCCAAAATTATTTCCCAAGATTGTAACATGCGAAAGCGAAATGACCTTTTTGAGCCAGAAACTGGACCGTTTTTGGGGTCGAACGCACCCGCTAAGGAATTCATCTCTCAGAAGGACCCGTGAACTTTCACACGTCTTGTTTTCCTTGCAAAAACTCTTTCGCTTTCTTAACCGGCACATCCATCAGTAATGCAATTTCATCATTCAATTCCCTCAATCTGTTTATTTCCTTCTTTCGATCTGAATCAAGCTTGATAGAGTAACCAGAAGAGGCGATGAGCGATATTAAGGTAATCACCGACAAGATTCTAAACAGGACTTCTGACCACAAAAGAAAGTTAACCATCCTTATCCACTCCTTTCTTGCTCTTCTCAGTCCAACCATCCCCATAAACACAACGAGAAAACGGGCACACAATCTTGTTGCCCGGTCTCCGGTCTGACCAAATACACTTCTCACATTTCATGCCCGTTCACATCCTTTATACAAAAGAAAAAGCATCCTTAATTGGATGCTTATATGGATAGCGCTAAGATATATATTCAACAAAAGAAGGGCTCCTCAACAGTCCTGCTTTCGTGTAGTTCCTAAATTTAACCCGACATTTTATCTTGGGTTCGATGAAAGTGAATTTCTTATTTTCATCTACAATCAAGTCCTGATACTGACTATAGAATTCCTTTAGGGCAGCTGGCGTCATAAACTCCATTACACCACCTGGCTTTAATCGGCCGCCTTCCTCTATGGCCAACAACAACCCGAATTTATCTTTCCTCAAGCCGGTAATCACCGCATTGGTATATTGATAGTTTATGACTTTCAGCCAATCATGAGACCGTTTATTGACTTGATACTTGGAGTCGGCACGTTTCAGGACAATTCCTTCCAGGCCTTGCTGCTTTATTAAATTAAAATAAGCCTGACCATTCCCTCGAATCCACCGGACCTTTACGATGTGTTCCCCGTCTTCAATCAAGGAATCCAGCAGTTCTTTTCTTTCCAGCAAAGGAAGGTGCGTAACCTTATCGCCTTTATGATAAATTACATCGAATACACAAAATTGAATTTGATGTTCTGATCTGCTGGACTGGAATCTCTCCATCATAAATTCGAAGTCTGGCTTTCCTTCACTATTGGATACGATTATCTCTCCATCCAAAATAGTTCCATTCGGAATGTCTAAATCCTGCAATTCAGGAAACTTAGCAGTCACTTCATTTTTGTGCCTTGTATATAACTTTACCTGATTATTAAACTTGGATAGGATCAAGCGGATCCCGTCCAACTTAAGCTCGGTTATATATGCGTCATCATCAAAAGGATGATCAACTTTGTGTAATAGCATTGGTGAAACAAACACCTTAAACCACCTCAAAATAATAGTAGCATAAAAGACCTATTATGATGGGTGGTAAGGTATATGTAAGTTATTCCTTTAAAGCTTGTTATTTTTTCATCATATCTTCAATTAAAGTTTGTACTTTAAATAATGCCTGAAGTTCTCCGAAATAATGGGTTACTACATGATCTTCTAAATAATCATCCGACATTTTTATCGCCTTCTTTTGACGCTCAATAACTTTTTCTATCAGATCATCAACCTCATCATATAGCTGTTTTAATTGGTCCATGTCTCTTCACCTTTTACAACAATTATAAAATAGACGAGCGTAACCAACTCTGTTTCCTCTTAATAATTGTTTATACTATAAATTTAACATGCATCTTTCCTAATGCTCTGCCGTTATTCCGCCACTTTTCTGCCATTCATTAAATTCTTTTTCCTGTTCAATTTTTTTGTTAAGTTTTAATATATCAACTAAGTTAAATTGAACATCTTGATAGTTGCGTGGCATAATCCAATTTATTATTTCCTCAAAATATTCAAAAAAAAGCACATCAAAATTTATTAGATTTTCTGTCCATTCATCAATATCAAATACCTCTCTTTTAATCATTTTGAATTTTCTGCCATCAACAGCACCCATTAAATAACTTTGTTGTTTTCCAACTCCAGGTGTATAAAAAGTGCCTCGATGTTTTAGATAATTATATTTCTTTCTAACTTTAGAAACCTCACTTTCTCCTATAAAACTGTCAACATGTTTCATTATGTAGTCAGCTTTAGCGAGATGCAATCTTACCTTTAAATTTTCTCTATTGCATTTTTCTATTTCTCGATAATAATATGTTGGATCGTCATACAGACTATAAAAACTCGGTCCGTAATAAAGCCACAATACTTGCCATGACAAATCAATACTGTAATTGTAAAAAGAAAGGGCACTTTGCAATAGTCTTGATCTTATAAAATTCAAGTGTAAATCATCATGCTTTGCTATCAGTTCCCCATAGTTTTCAACATTCATATAGCCTAAAAAAAACCTTGCGTTAGTAAAAGATTGATAAACATCAGCAATTTTATGCGCGGCAAAAATGACGTGTGGCGGAAAATTACAGTAATGTTCATCACGAGGTTCAAAATAGAACCACTTATCAATTGAATATCTCTCAAAAATACTTTCTACATCCATGCTAACACCTCCAATTAATTACCCATATCTTATATTTTGTGTAATTCGTATAAAGGCTGAAAGCCTTGATATTCATAATGTTATCACACATCTTGAAATGAGTTACACACTCAAAAAATTATGTTTAATTAAAAAGTCATAAAAGGGTCTTTGCCTCATAATTTTATTTATAGAAAAACCCATTCACACTTGATGAATGGGCTTCAAATTTTAAACTTCGACATTGCTTTATCCATACTGTCTTGGTTTACACCAATGTAACGAAGTGTTATGTCTGGTGAGGAATGATTGAATATTTCTTGAAGCATGGCCACATCTTTCGTTTGTTGGTAGAAGTGATATCCAAATGTTTTTCTTAATGTATGAGTACCAATGTCTTTTAACTTAAATTCATTGGCTGCCTTTCTCAGTATTTTATAAGCCATGCTCCTGCCGATGGGTTTGTTTTTTCCTTGCCTGCTTTTGAATATATACTCACTATCATCTTTCCCAGCAATGTATTTGTTTAGCTCTCGCTTTAATGAAGGCGTGATCCGAATCCATTTTTGCTTGCTTGTTTTTTGTTCTCGCAGGGCAATGTGCGTCCCTTTTACATCCCCTACTTTTAATTTTAAGATATCTGATATTCGTAGCCCTGTATTTATTCCGACCAGAAAAAGCAAATAATTACGTTCACTATCTTCTTTTAAAAACTCTTTGATCCTTTCGATTTTCTCCTGATCACGAATCGGTTGAACAAAATTCATGACGGAGTCACATCGCTTTCTTCTGTTTTGTAACTTTCTATTTTCAAAGCAAATGCGAGCTTATAAAAAGCGCGTGATTTAATCCTGTAGTACTTACGCTCACTCATCCCTAAATCGTTGTATACTTCATAATCAAACTTCTCTTCCGGATCAATATAACGTTTGATGATAATAGAACGTTCTTGATAATTGAGCCTATTGACTGCTCGCTGAATGCGATTTAGATATTGCTCACGTTCTCTTTCAAAGTCTACTTTTGCAACGGCTGTTTCTTCAGTCGATGAATGAAAAGCGTTCGTGTGAGTAGGAGGGGCAAACGAGTATGTTGCAGTCACCTTTGGCAATCGTTCTTCTGGAACGGACAGAAGATAAAAACGATACTTTTCTAATGCTGCTTCCACTCTCTTTTTGGTTTCTTCTCGATCAATCTCGGGTAGCTGAAAGCTTATTTGCGCCATCTTGAAAGCCTCCTTAAATAATAAAAAAGGCACCAAACAACGCTTATTGCGTCATTCAGTGCCCCGGTTGTTCCGGTAGCAAATATTTATTTCTTAATCATTTTTATTTTTTCTTTATAAGGTATCTTTTGATAACAAATGATGCAAAAAATATCACGGCCCAAGGCTATTTTATAAAAACTATGTGTAATATCTTTCCCGCATCTCGAACACTTCATTGTATTTGCCTCTGCTGCTTAACAGTATAACTGATCTTGTAAAGAATTGGCTTTCCATTTTGCCAAACAATCGTTTGTTCACCAAATCCATTTCCTGGAACATCCACTTTTTCTAGTTTTCCATCTAATACTCTATAAACCGCATCCTCTAAAAGGTTAATCTCGGCAGTCTTTTTCTTTGGATTCATCCAGCATTCCCCCTATTGCTTATGTCAAAATAACGGGCAAGCCAGGAAAGATCCTGGCGTTTTTATTCAAAATCAATGTTTACAGTTATTTTTATCGGGATTTCCTTTGACAGGAAAACCTCAGAACATCTATTACTATATAACTCTTTTACACGTTCCTTTGCTTCATCCAGCATTTCGTATTTTTCCACTCCATATCCACCAATTAAAAGTTTATACGTCACTAAATACATACTGAATTTCCTCCTTTTATAGCAAGATTAGTTATTATGGTCGGTATTTGCATAAACTTCATTAGCCACATAGATATTGCCTTCCCAATCAGCTTCACCCCAAGCTGATCCCCCGGGACGAATGAACAGCTTTTCATTGCATTCCGGGCAAAAGGTATAACGGAACCCCCATGGAACCTTTATGGTGTTCTCCTTTCCACAAGAAGGGCATTGAATTTTTGTTTTGCACTTCGCTTTTTCTAACAATGGAAACCCTTCTTCTTTTATGCCTAAAAGCGGCAATTGACGAGGACGAGTTTTTGGTTCATCAATCGAAGCCTCTGCTTTATTCGGCGTAGTTTCTATGGAATCAGAAACTGCTTTTTCTACAGCATCACTCACCATATTTAGATCAGGTTCTCCGACACCCGCTCTAATAACAGGTTCAAATGATATGGTTTTCGGTTTTTCTTTCTCTTGCAATTTGATTCCAAATAAACTAAATATGCCATCTATCACACGTTTGTGAATTTCACGATCATTTTCCATGGTCACTTCTGCTTTTGTTTCCCCTTTATGAATCTTCAAAATCATTTTGATTCCTCCATTTCTGCTTTATTTTTCCTTCTCTCTAATTCATCCTGAATGAGATTTAAAATCTGCTTTTGTTTCTTGACATAGTTTGGATCAGGATTTCCCCCAAGACGTGTGAGCCAATACGATGAATTACATCTTCGTAAAGAAGTAACATCCCATCAGTTGGTAGCCTTTTGATCTGATCTTCCATAAAAGGAGTCATGACATCACCTCTTACTTGTCTGTTTCTGCAAAGCTGTCTTTTATCACATTCATGACCGTTTTATCGACTATTTTGGTAAAGAACAATTTGATCCGTTTCATTACTCTTCCTCTCCCTCCACTTCCTCATGCTGGACATAGTAGCCGCAGCAAATCTTGATGATCGGCTTGGTATCCCAAACCTCCCAGCCGCAGTCGGGGCAGTAGGAGATAATCATTCCACATCAACTCCCGCATGTTCGAGACCTTTCTCATACCAATTCTTGGCTGTATTATCCACTTCTCCGCCACAATTCACGCACTTCCATCGTTTCCCCCAAGGCTTGTCCGGTGTTAGATCTTTTGCAAAACGATGACGAGTGCAAGATTTCAATCTTTTCTCATTTTCTATAACCTGTTTTACAATCTCTTTAGTGTTCATTCCGTTCCCTCCCAAAAAAATCCAAGAAATGTCTCTGAATCTCCCAAGCTCGTTTTTCGCCGATTCCCGGGATCTCTTTCAGGTTGGCAAGCCACTTCATCACCTGCTCAATATCTGTTTCCTTTTGTTGCTTGCTTCCGGCATAAAAACCTTTATTCCAAGCCTGCATGACCTGTTCCGCCACTTTACCGTTTTGTCGACCAGGAAAATCGATCGTTTCCCTGCCGCGCTTTATTTTGCGAAGTGCTTTACCCAATCTGATCACCTAACAATTCTGGGCTTGTATATTTGTAGCCGATGACTTCGTAAGTTGCTGAAATACTACCTAAAGAAATAGGAGTATGCCGTTTCATATCACCCACAAAAAATCCGTTTCTAATATATTTAACTGTGCCAATATCAGAGTCATAACGCCATGTAACCTTAACAATATGCCCCTCATAAATATTTTTTTCGTTGCGGTCTTTATATCCAGTGAATTGTAGTAGTTCCACATCATCAAAAAAGTAAATTCGTATTTCATCTCTATCGGGCAAATAAACCTCTACTTCTTTTTTGCTGAAGTCAATGCTAATGACATCCGCAATACAATTAAGATGTTTGATGAAAGCTAAAAACTGAATTTCTCTCATATTTTCACCCTATTCTTCACCGACTTTTTCAATCGTTATTTCACAAAAATTGAATTTTGAATATCGAATAATTTCGTAGATGCGGTTAAGATAACTTTTCAGATTTAAGTTACCGTCAATTTTTTTTGCTTGATCCGTATCATCTACCAGGACAAGCCCCCTCACGTTTTTACCTTTGTCATACCATGCACCAGAAGGCGCTTTAGCCACAGGGCTATCGCTAAACCCGGCTAAATATTTTCCGTCGATTTTGATTTTGTAGACATTCATTCCGATCCCTCCTTTTGTGATTCTTTAAACCTCTTTATACGAGCATCCGCGTAAGGCTTACCTGACCAAGTAGAGATTTCTTCAAAATAGAAAGGCTCTCCGCACCTTGGGCAGTTAGGAATCATTTTATGTCCCCTGTATCGCGCCTCCATATCTTTAAACACTTTAAGCCATGGTTTATAATTGGCGATTTGCCTACGTTGTTCCAAAAGCCGCTGAACTTGTCTCATTCTTCTTTCGTCGTTCAAGGCTATTTCATATAATGCGTCGTATGGATCGACGACAGCGCCACAGCTGCCGCACGTGACCCTACGATTCGTGGGATCAATTACAAACTTACGATTCTCGCATTTGCAAATCTTTTCAATCCCACGATTGATTCGTACTTGGTCTAAAGAGACTATTTTGTCTGGGAGACCTTGTTCATTCATGTCCCAAACACGTCCTTTTTCAACTTTTCAAAAGCAAACAGTTTCAACCCTTTTACTTCATTTTCAAGGTCCATGAAATCAACAAAATAGCGATGTTTTTCATTTTCTAAAGCTTTTATTTCTTGTTTTAATCGCTGTATTTCTTTTTTCAGAGATTCATTTTCATTTTGTAAGCGAAGTGTTTCATCCACGATTTTTTGTCCTTGTGCAGCGACACTACCTCTCAGATGTTTAATATCTTGTTGCAAATGAGATATGGTTTCTTCTCTTTCCGTAACAAGCTTATGAGCGTGGATCACTTCTTTTTTAAGGCATTCAATTTCTTTCTCCTGTTCGTTTTTATTGAAATCTGGCTTTTGTTCATTAACGATTGGCGTTGAAATATCATCGAACGAATTGGTTAGTTCCTCTTTACTTAAATTTTCTTTTTTCCACTTCACGATGGCTGTGGCAGATACCCCATATTCTTTCGCAATCGTTTTGTCGGTATATCCCCGTTTTTTCAATTGCAAGTACCGTTCTTTTGTGATTCTTTCTTTAAGGGGCTTGGTCAATTTTTTCTCAACTCCTTTTAATGGTTTTTCTTTTTCATCTTGCAGCAGCTGTTTTCTTAATCTTTTAATCTCGTTGCATATCTTGCACTTGGAATCAGTACACTTTGTAAACCCACCGCCGTGTTGATCGATCAAATCATTTATCCGAACAATGAGGCTTTGACTTTTCAAAATAACCGCCCTTCCTCCATCCAAAGGTCATACATTCTTTTCAATTCCTCGTCGGATTGTCTTTCAAAAAACGACTTGCTGTATTTTCCAGCTTCCATCGATACGAAAAACAGAAAATCAACGATCTCTTCCCGCTCCTCTTTCGTCATCAATATCCTTGAACCTGTCTTTCGTGATTGATCTTGTTTTTGCGGAAATAGGCTTGTTCAATTTCTTCCCACTCGAAGCCGAGCATTTCGCCAAGTCCAAAGAACAATCCTAAAATGTTTGCATAATCATCTTCGATTGATTGAACGTCATAAGCCAGATCATCTGTAGTATCGGACAATAAACCAACTTCAAGGAATAGAGAATTAAATTGTTTTATCACTGTATTTTCTTTGATAGTCACGATTTTAGAATAGTAATGAGAATAAATTTGGATGACATCCCCAAAAAAAGAATCCTCAACTTCTTCTAAACCGATCGACAAGATGAAATGCAAGCAGTCCACATATTCCTTTAATGCTCTCTCATAATTGTTTTTCTTATGACTCCAAAACTTGAACACTTCTGGCAACTCGTTCGCAAGTTCTCCGAGTTCCACCTGTAACGCAAGGATTTTCTTCGCCAGCCGATCTTCTCCCGGTTCCCGCGGATGTTCTTTTTCAATGTGTTCATCAAGTTTCTTTTGTGCTTCAAATAATATTGTTAGATTCATGATTTTCACCCTTTCTTAATCCTGGCAAGCGCAAGCAAATGCCGCACTTCAAGTAATTCAAGTTTTGAACTGGCGTCCCAGCGTCCTCTTTGATGCCGAGATCCAATAACTGACTAATCATGTGTTGTCGCATTAGTTCTTGTTTTGTGTCAATTGCTTTGGTCATTTTGATTCCCTCTTTCTTTTTTGTATTAAATTGCGACTTTTCCCGGAATATGTGGGTGCGGATCGTAACCATCAATTTCAAAGTCATCAAAAGTAAAATCATCAATGTTTTGTACTTTTCGCTTTATTTTCAGCGTTGGCAAAGGCTTTGGTTCCCGCTCCAATTGCTTTTTAATTTGATCCACATGATTCAAGTAAATATGGGCATCCCCTAACGTATGAACGAATTCACCCACTTCTAAGCCAGTAACATGCGCGATCATATGAGTTAATAAGGAGTAACTAGCGATATTAAATGGAACGCCAAGAAATACATCTCCCGAACGTTGGTATAGCTGACAAGATAGTTTCCCGTTCGATACATAAAACTGAAACAATGTATGACAAGGCGGCAAAGCCATTTTTTCAATTTCTGCGGTGTTCCAAGCGCTGACAATCAAGCGTCTGGAATCCGGATTTGTTTTAATCTGTTCGATCACTTGGGCAATTTGATCCACCGTCCGTCCATCAGCCCCTTTCCAGGATCGCCATTGAGCGCCGTAAATCGGACCAAGATCGCCATTTTCGTCAGCCCATTCGTTCCAAATTCGCACTCCATTTTCCTGTAAATAACGGACGTTAGTATCTCCGCGCAAAAACCAAAGCAATTCATAAAAGATAGATTTCCAATGTAGTCGCTTGGTAGTTAGCAAGGGAAAACCTTTGCTAAGATCAAACCGCATTTGATAGCCAAATATTGATATAGTTCCTGTTCCCGTCCGGTCATCCTTAACCGCTCCGTTTTCGAGAATGTATCGTGCAAGTTCTAAATATTGCTTGTCCGCCATTTGTTATCCCCCTTAAAACGGTAAGTCGTCATCTGAAATATCTATCTGATTGCCGCCATATCCATAAGGTTCCGGCTCATTGTGGAATTGATCTCTTTCAATTTCTGAATCTTCTTTCTTGCGTTCCAGGAACATGACTCTATTGGCAATCACTTCGGTAACATAAACCCTCTTGCCCTCGTTATTTTCATAATTTCTCGTTCGGATGGATCCACTAACGGCTATTTGATTGCCTTTTCTCATGTAGTTTGCTAGATTTTCAGCCGTTTTTCCGAAAGCAACGCAGCTAATGAAATCCGCTTCATCTTTGTTTATGCGGTTTACCGCTATGGTAAAGCGGGAAACAGGGGTTCCGTTATTCGGCGTATACCTAATTTCTACATCCCTTGTTAGACGCCCAATCAAATTCACGCTATTCACATTTATTCATCCTTTCTTGTTCTTGCATAAACCGTTCAAATTGTTCATTCGTTGGTTCCGGGATCAGCCCGGCTTTGAACAAGTCGAACCGATCCGCCCAAAACCATTCACCAAACCTTTTTTCTCTTTGAAATCGAAGTCTTTCGGAAAATTCTCGATCCTTATGGGCTTTCCTATGATGCGCATTACAAAGCGGGATCAAATTTCTATATCCTCCCCGGCCGCCCTGGGATCTGAATTTAATGTGGTGCATTTCTATGTATGGGCTTCCGCAAATGTTGCAATATGCACCAAATTAATCGATGGCTTTGTTATATTCTTTTTTGCTTATTTCTCCCCTCACTTTGGCTTTTGGGATAGTCCGGCCCTTATACGTTGTTAGCTTCTTTTTCTTTTTTTGCGGCTTTTTCAAGTTGTATTTTGTTTTTTCTTTCTTCTTATGCCCCGCCAGTTGGTCTGCCTTGCTGTAAGGATGAAATTCAATCATAGAAGCATCTTCACCAACTCTTTCAGGTGATAATTTTCTTTAGTCAGATTTTCCAACGTAGGTCTTAAAAGACCCAATTCTCTTTGTAGTTCATCCTTTTCCCGCTCGATTTGTTCAAATTCGCTTTTCAATTTGTCAAACTCACCTTTCAGAAAGGCCTTTTCGCCTCTTACATCCGCCAATTCATTTTCTAGTTCCCGATATTCGCTTTTCGGAACGGTTGTTTGCTTTAAATGCTCAATTTCTTCTTTAAGCGATTCAATTGCTTTCTCACAAACATCCGTTTCTGCGGCTGGTTCCTCGATAAATTCCATTCGATCCAATTTACATACCTTCCATTAGTCGTTTGTAGGCTTCATCTATTTTTGCTTTTAGTTTTTTTCTCCGTTCTTCCGCTTCTCGTTTGACGCGAGCGGCATTTTGACAATCGCAAAGGGATATTTGATAAACGCCTGTCATCACTTCTTCAATCACTTTCCCGCTATCTTCGCATCGATCACACATAGCCCTGCACCTTCTTCGCTTGTTGAATTCGATAGTCTTTTCCTTCAAATTTGATCCTGTAGGTTCCTTGCATCATACGGCTGATAATCCTTCCACCGTGGAATCCATATTTTTTTTGCAAGTCCGCCGAATTATAGTTTGTCGTGTAAATCGTATGTTTTCCGAGTCTTGAATTGATGATTTTGAGCAGCTTATCGCCAGCCCATGATTCGTTACCGTCCTCGCTTTTCACATATTCGGCGCCTAAATCATCCAAAATAAGAAGGTCAACGGACTTGCACGCTTCTAATATGTCTGATTCTGAGAATCTTTTATTCTCATATGTGCTTTTTATGGTATCGAGCAGATCAGATGCTGTGATGAATATAACGGCCTTACCGCGGCTTTTTACATGTTTGGCTATAGAATAGCTAAGGTGTGATTTTCCAAGCCCGTATGACCCCTGCAAAAGCAAATTTCGCACATCCTTAGATTCTCCAAAATGTTCAGCGTACCAAATACATTTATCTTTTGCCGCTTTCATCGTTTCGTTTTGTGGAATGTAGTTTTCAAATGTAGCCGTCAAAAGTTCATCGGGAACCATGCTATATTCTTCAAATATCCGTTCTACTCTCCGCTTGTCCGCTTCTTGTTTAAAAACGATCATTTCATCTTCAATCTTTTTGTTTTCGCAATTTAGACATTCGGAAACTCTTACTATTTCACCGTTTCGCTCAACATCTATAATGTTCACTAGGCTTCCGCATTTTTCGCATTCTCTATGACCTACAATTTTCAAACCTGGGAATGTTGACGCGCTGATCCGTTTCATTGTTTTTTTCACCTTCTTAGTCATACATTCGAATATCCTCGCATATGTTATATTGTCTTATTCGAAACAAACGTTTTTGAAAGTTATTTAATTCGAAACTTAATTTGCTTAAAAAAGATCATCGTACTGGCTATATTCATAATCTGATTTCACTTTTGTTTTTTGATTAAGATAGCCCTCGAACTTATTTCCGAAAAGCGTTTCTGGACGAAGGTATTTACTCATTTTGGTATCATGTAACCATTCCGCTGTTTTCTTATCTATGACGGTTTTAAAATCTTCTAATGTAAAACCTTCATTCCAACGGGCTTTTATTAAGGTTTGTGTTTTTCTAGTTGTGTGACGGTAGTTAGTTCCTGCTTTCTGATTTAAATAGTCGATAATTTCGGCATAAGGTATATTATCTTTATCTGAAGTAATCTCTGTAGTAATCTTTGTAGTAATCTCTGTTAAAGATTTTTCCCTTTCGTCAATATCGATTTTCCCCTTTGGGTAAAATGGAATTTCCCCTTTGGGTAAAATGGAATTTACCGCTTCGGTAACTTCACGGATATTTAGTTTTATATGGATGGTCGGCGCTCCATTAAACTTGAACCGCTTTGATTCAACGAATCCTTTTTCTTGCAAAATTTTTATAGCCCTATCGAATTGTTTAGGTGTTATTCTGATTTCATCCCACCAATCGCCGCGGCCTTTTGCCAACCACATTTCACCGTCTTTCATCACTTTCAATTTTGACTGCCCATTTTCATTTGGAAGATTCCAATAAACAATTTGGCCCAAAAGAATGCCAGCAATTAAATCCCCAGTAATGTCGATATAGGTTCGTTTAACGCGGAATGAATCGCGTGAAAATTGTTCTAAGGCAAATAAATTATTCATGCTAGTCCCTTCGAACATCCTCTTTCCCCCTGTTGCTTCTTTCTGGCCGCTCTAATCTACACATATATTTCACGCGTTGAAAGTTTCCAACGAATTCCGGTACTTTCCACTCTCTTTTAAAAAACTTCCCATCCGTAGCAACCCGGACTATTTCGGACTTTCTAACAAACCCGCGTTTTTCTAATTCTTGTACCGCTTCTATGATTTCTTTTTCGGTGTATCGTGTTATAACGGTTTGCACTTTTTTCACACATCCTTCCACATTTTCAAAGCAATGTGTTAACATGTTTTTGTAGTGTTTTTTATTGGTGGGATGGTAAACCTTTTTTAAAAGGCACCATCCTTTTTTTCAGCAAAATGTTTCTGGATATATTTGCTGTATTGCTTAGCAGCAAAGGCTGCAATATTCGCCCTGCCTTTTTCGATCATTTTCAGTTCAAATTGATTGAAAAAGAGGGCGAGTTGGATTGCACTAGGTTTTGTCATATCAACCAACCTCCCGGATCGAATAGATCCATTCATCAAGTTCCAATCCATCCAGGATTTCCTCAACTGAGTCAGCAAAGTATGTAATCTGCGGAAATCCTAGACCCCGAATAACGCCAACAAACCGATATTTCGAGCCGCCATTGATGATGGCGACGTTTGGTTTGTTGGGATCGTTCGCAACCCATTCAACTTGCATATATTTCATCCCCTTTCATTTGGTATTGATCTGACACTGTTTGTGTGACGATGGACCAGCAGCAACATTCCATCATTTCTTTTAGACACCAACCAGTTTTCAGGATTGAGCCTGTATTTCCTGATGACTTCTTTCTCCCGCCTGGTTGGCCGCTTTCCGTTTTTCATTTCCGATTTCACCCCCCTTTTTAATTTCTTGGCTGTTCTTTAAGCCACATAAGGAGAAATTCCTCACATTCTTCCGCCGGGAACAACCATTTTCCACCGACTTTAAATTTTGGAAAGCGCGGATCGTAGAAGAACCGCTCTTTTATGGTGTTTTCGCTCAAACATGTTTGCTTGCAAAGTGTTTTCATATCCCAAAAGGTTTGAGAACGTTCAATTTTCGCAAGGTGTTTCCTCAATTCTTCTAAAAAGCGTTGCTCGATTTCGTGGGCATCAAGTTCGATAGTAACCACTTTTATGCTCCCTCCCCAAAATCCAAAGATTGTTGTTCATTCAACGCTTTGATTTCCAAACGTGTGCTAGTGTCCGGATACCACTCTTCAATGAACTGAATTGCTTCATCAAAACGTTTTTTGGGCAGATCGCCATAACGTGGAATGACAAAATATTTTTTGAAATCTCTCCAAAACTGCGAAAATACTTTTTTGCTAATTTTCAAATAAGCGTTGGAATCTTTACCGCCTAAACATTCAATGACTTTTTCCCTTCCTTTCTGGCTTATTTGAAATTCCTCCGCCCCATCGATGCGCATAGTATTTTTTAGCACTTGCACATCCGTTTTGATTTCTTCTATTTCTTCCTCATGTTTGAGTGCTGTTTGGAGTAGCAATTTTGTACTATTAGGCTTTATTGTTTGTTCCATTTCGTTGAATCGCTTAACATATTGAGCAGTAAACAAAACACCCTTTTCACCTGTTAACTTATTGGCAACCATTTCACATCCTAATTTGGTAATTTCGTAGCATGGTTGCACTTTGTTTTGACTGTCTACATATGTAGATTCAATGAAGAAATCGGACGGCGCAATTTTGCGCTCACCTTTTTTTATTTCTTGGTTTGCTTTCAACATGTAAGACAGATAAGTCCTAATGTCACGCAATAAATCTTTGTGCTGTTTCCCGATCATTTCGGCAACTTCACGGCTGTTTATTGTTTTCACCGGGTTTTGAATCGGCAATTGATTCATAAAACTACCGCCTTTCTATTTATTCTGGACTTTTTGCCCAAATAAATTTTTAAGCTGATTTGCTTTCTTGTTTCGCTTTCGAAACATAAGGTTCAACAAAATATTCATCTGCACTAATGCCAAAAGTAGTGCAAATCAAACGTACTTCGCTTAATGAAAAATCGCCACCTGTGCCATTCAAATTTTGATTAACAGCATAACGCGATTTTTTTAGGATCTTGGCTAAATCTTTTTGTGTTACACCAATCTCGGTTAGATACGCTTTTAGTTTTGTGTATGGTGCATGTCTCCTTTTTATATTTTTCATTTAAATCCCCCTTTCGTTAAGTTTCGTTTTCGAAACTTAATTCTGAATTTAGATTATCATAAACATGTTTCGATTTCAACTACTTTCTTACCAATTTTTAAAAAACATAGCGGTTTCGAAACCGATATGTTATACTTTGTTTAGATGGTTCTAAACAGGGAGGTGACAAAAATGAAATATTCATTTGGGACTAAATTAAAACAATTAAGAAAGGAAAAGAAGCTAACCCAAGAAGGATTAGCAAAAGCTATTAATGAAAAGTATGATACCAATTTCAGCAAAGGTATGATTTCCAAATGGGAAAACGATCGAGAAGATCCAAGAATGGAATCACTATACTATATAGCTGATTTTTTCAATGTGTCTTTAGACGAATTTCTTGAATTGAAAATTAAAGAACCATCAACAGAATATGTTGTGGGGAATGTTAATAAAGCCATTCCTCTTTATGGAAGCATAGCCGCTGGTGCATTGGCAACAGTTGAGGCTGTAACAGAAAAAAACATTCAATACATTAATTTACCAAAAATAATGCTTGGAAAATATGCTAGTAATAAGAATTTGTTCGCTTTGAAAGTTAATGGTGAAAGCATGAACAAGGTTATTCCTAATGGTTCTTATGTCATTTGCAAGCCGATTGATAAATATGAAGTAAAAGACGATGACATCGTTATTTTCAGTTATGACAGGGAATATAGTATGAAACGCTTTAGGTTGGACGAAGAAAATGGATTATTGATATTCAGTCCTGAATCATCGGATAAAAGATTCTATGATATAGTAATTCCCCATGACGCTCCAAATGATTTGAAAATATACGCTAAAGTCATTTGGTATGCAGTTGCTCTAGATTAATTTTTTAGCGCTAGAAAATTAATCATAGGCGGGCTAAATACCCGCCTAATTTATGCAGGAAGGTGGTAATATGGCGACTTTTTACAAATACAAAAGAAAAGGCAGTAATAAAGACTTTTGGGAATATCGAATTGTTTATAAGGATCCGAAAACAGGGAAATACAAAGAAAAATCAAAGAAAGGTTTTACTTCTAAAGCTGAAGCTAAATTGGCAGCGGAGGAAATGGAAAACAAATTAGGTTTAGGAATCGATATTCAAAAAGAAGATATGCTTGTGAAGGATTATCTTCAAGAGTGGTTTGAAAACAACAAAAAGAATACGGTTAGTTGGGGAACTGAAAAAACAATTTTACAAGCGATAAATTTATGTATTGAAAATTTGGGCTATGTTAGAATGAAGGATCTTGATAGATCAAAATATCAAAGTTTCATAAATAAAATAGCGCCATACTATTCCAAAAGTACATTACAGCGCCATAACAGTCGTTTAAGCGAAGCGTTTGAACAAGCAGTCCAGGATGATATTATTCGAAAAAATCCTGTCTGGAAAATAAAAATTCCAAAAACAGTAAAGCCAACTAAAAAGAAAAAGAAAAATGTTGAACTTGAAGAAGCAAGAGAGTTATTCGCGGCTATTGAACAAGATTGGAGCGAGGCTTACCCGCATTATAAATATATTTCGTATCTTCTTTTGGGAACAGGCGCAAGAATCGGTGAAATAACCGCTCTTTATGAGGAAGATATTGATTTAAATAATAAAGTCGTAGACATAAACAAAACTTTTGTTAGGGAAAACAGAATATGGCTTGTTAAAGAAACGACTAAAACCGGAGAAAGTGGTGAACGTCGAATAGGATTAGATGATTACACAGTCGAAAAAATGAAAGAATGGAAAAAAATTCGAAACGAAATTTTGGTTCGTCTTGGATTGCGAAATGTCCCGTATTTCTTTATAAATCAAAAAGGCGAATTTATAAAAACCGTTAATTATGGTGATATGTTGCGGACAATTTGCAAACGTCACGGGCTTAGACATATGACGCCGCATATGTTCAGGCATACTCATGAAACAATCATGTGGGAAAGCGGAATTGTCGATTTAAATTTCATCGGTGCTAGGTTAGGCGACAAAGATAAAACAATTTTGTTAAACACTTACGGCCATCTGTCCAACAGGTCTGAACAAATGAACATGGACAAAATTAATCAATTTATGAAATCTTGGGCAGTTTTTGGGCAATAAAAAAAATAAACGCCTTAAAGCGTTGATATGATAACATTGAAACGCCCTCGGCAGGAATCGAACCCACATTTCAAGAACCGGAATCTTGCGTGTTATCCGTTACACTACGAGGGCATATAATGAATCAGTACGGTTTTAAATTATAA